TTTCGTGGCCCTGTCTGTTGTCACAGCCACCTTGGGCTTTTGGAACAAGGGCTGGCTCCCCGGAATGCTTCTCACCGTCGCAATGGTGGTGATCGTGTTCCTTCTGTCCCGCGCTGTGGAGCGTGTGATGGAGGCTTGGGAAACAAAGAACTACGCCACGGCAGTGATTGCCGGCGTCCTCGGCGTAGGTTTCGGCTGCATCGAGGCCGGGCTCAACCATGTGGGCCTGGAACATCTCAACGCAGAATACGCCTTGGCCCCTGATTGGGCGCTGTGGCCCGCCTGCTTCTTCATCTCGCTGGTGAACGTGTTTGCCAGCTTCGGCTTCGCAAGGGCCATGAAGGATCACAGGCAAGTGGCGCCGGTAATCAACCCGGCCCGTCTACTCGCTGAGAAGCGCTGGAACAAAGTCGCCTGAACAAGTCAAACGCCCTCGGAGAAATCCGGGGGCGCTTTGCTTTGTGGGCCGACCCACTCGGACCGCTCTTTCAGCAGGTTCAGCGAATACCGCCGCTTGGCCTTTCGACGAACGTCTTCACGGCTAATCGGGCGGTCGGATAGGACCAAGTGAAAACTACACCATCCATCGTCGGGACAGTCGGCCAAGAACCAGACGTAGACGTGCTTGCGTCGCGCTGCGGCCAGGCGAAAGCCTATCGCGCCGACAGCCTCGTCGCGTTCTGCTTCGTATGCGCAGCGCTCGTAAATGCGTTGCAGCTCGCAGATCCCGTCAGCATCGGGAGCGGTCAAAGAAACAACGATAAATTCAAGGGTTGCGGTGGTTTCGGGATCGGGGGACCAGCGCGCGGCTTCGATGGATGCCACCATTTCGCGTGATGGCAGGATCATGGCGCCCCGGAACGGAAAATGGCGGCTCCACACAGGAACCGCCACTCTGAATTTACCAAATAAAGCGATTTGTGGGCGTTGTAAATCGCAACTAGCAAATATGGCAGAACTGGCAGATCACGCCGCCTCTCGCTTGAACATGCCCATATGGTCCGCAAGGGCGGTTAAGCCGATAGCCAGCACGTCAAGCGAATGCGGCGGCGAGCCGTGCATCACCCTTTGCACCTCGCGCAGCGAGCGATACGAGTAGCGCCGGATCGCTGTCACCACCTCGAGGTACTCGGCCACGGCGGCCTGCGCTTGTTCCAGCGTCATGCCGCCTTCGCCCGAACCTTGGACGAAGTCCCTCAACTGCCCGGCCGTCACCCGGGGAGCCCGGATGGCAACCACGTACCGGGCATAGACCGTTCGGGCGTAGCGGCCTGCGTGGTACTGTTCTTCAGTCAGTCTGGCGGCCACCCTATCGACCGGGCAGACTTCCTCACGGGCGAGCCTGTAATCGCCAAATAGGGCCTGTCTGCGGGCGATGGTTTCGGGCGTTGGCTCGATCACCTCGCCCCGAGGTGTTTTCCGGCGCTCGATTTCCGCCTCGGTCGGACGCAAGCCCCCTGACGGGTAGCGTGCACCTGCTTTGCGTGGTCGCCCCAATCGCCCCATGATGGCTACTCGGCCGAACCGTTAAGCGTCGTCTCGACGAACGTCACGCCGTCGAGGAACGACACGGGCGCCAGCGTTTCTGGCTGGTCCTTGACCATCATCAGCGCATCGTCCGCTTTGGCGAGACGCTCGGATGCGGCTGTGTGTGCGTCGGTTGCGGTCATGTACTCACGGTTTGCCGTGATCTGAGCAGCGCGGGCTTCCATCTGCACCGCGAAGGCGTGTCGCACTGCGGCGCTGGCTTCCTTGAACTCGTTCAGGGCGATCTTGTAGGCGTCGGTCATAGGTAGCTCCTTGGGTTGTTAGGACAGTCGCCGGGAGACATCCCCGGTGACGTAGGACCGCTTGCGCTTTGTTTCGGGCGGTCGGGGTACGCTGGTTACATTCTGTTCTGGCTGCTGACGGCCTTTGACCGCGTAGGCGTTGCAGCGGTCCTGGTAGGTTGCTCGAGGTGCTCGCCAATGCGGCGAGGCTTCAGACATGCACATTGGGCGCAGGGCTCGCAGGTGCTGGCATCCCTCGCAGGTGAGGCGCTGGACGAGCTGGGCGGCTTGGGAAGCAGCCTGCTTCACATCGTGGGTGTGGTTGCGGCGCGTGGTCATTCTGCCCAGCTTTCACAGGACCAGACTTCGCTTTGGCGCTGTATATCTACCGGCCAGCCTGTGTCATCGGTGAAGCTGCGTTCTATGAACAAGACGCGGTTTGTTGGCTGGGCCGTGTAGTACCCATTCCGAAGCGCCATAAACATGAATTCCTTGGATTGTTCAGGCTCTGCGCTGAAACCGTCCTTCATCGGGCAAGCTGTGAACAAGTACTCGCCTAAATGTTCTTCCTCATCCTCTCCGCGCCCGCATTTGACGCGCGCCTCCAGGCCTTGCAGGTACGTGTAGCGGACGAGCGAGAATTGGTCGCCGTAGCAGTCCCAATGCTGGGCCATATCCAGAAGCCAGCCGTCGCTGTCGTCTTGAGCGTTTTGCAATAGCGCATCCAACGGGATGTCACGCACCACGGCGCCGCATTCCAGCATTATGTGACAACCCCATGCGCGACCGGGGTAACTGCGGAGGCCGAACCAGACGCAAGGTTCTGTGCCGGTTCCAAATCCGTTGCGCGTGTAAAAGCGCTCTACGTGGCAGTAGATGTGGCTTGGGAGGCTTCCTGAGCCTGTGCAGAGGGTCATGCGAGGTACTCCTTCAGGAATACCTCAACCTCGCCCACGCTTCTGCAAACGCGGTACGGCTGCTGAGACTTCGCGCACCAGTCGCGGAAATCCTTCTGCGCAAGCGACAGCGTGCCGCCGAAGCTCTTGAGTTCGATGTAGATAGGTAGCCCGTTCGGGCGCAGGATCACGCAATCAGGAACGCCAGACTTCACGCCTTGCGTCTTGAGCTTTCCAGCGACAGCCTTCAGCCTGTGACCGCCGTTCGGGCAGTGATACCAGCGCCAGTCGCGCGGCAGCTTCAGGTCAAGCCAGGCCGCGACTTCTGTCTGTATCTGTTCCTCGCTTTTGTAGGTTGCGAGGTCTGCGGCTGCGATCCGCTCTTGAGGCTTCGGGCGTTCTGCGCCTAGCGCGAGGTCTGCGTTGTAGCTGCTCATGCTGCCACCGCGAAGCGTCTGATCTGCGCATCTGCGCGGAAGGTGCGAGCGCGACGGCCCCTCTCGGACTTGATCGGATCGGGCTCAAGGCCGAACTTCTGGCAGGCGAAGATGGCTGTTGAATAATGCAGCCCGCCGAAATTGCGCGCGACGCTTTCGTAGCTCACGCGGCCACGGAAATGCTTGTAGCACAGCGCCATCGCCAACTGTCTGCGATGCGAGATATTCCACTTGCGCGAGCGGACCAGCAGCGCGCCAGGCTCAAGCTGGAAATGTCGCTCGACGTGTCTGCGGATTTCGATGCAGCGGTACATGCCGGCCGTCTCTGCGAAGAGGCGGTTGAACTCGGTGAGGTCGTCAGTCGTTTCGATTGTTCCCAGCCCGTCAAACACGTCATGCTCCCTTTTCTAGTTGTTGGATTTCTGCCGCCATCGCGTCCCGCTTGCGCAGGCTGCTGTCAGCGAGTTCGGGATACTTGGCCGCGACACGCTCGGCGGCTGCGAGTTCGTCACGTAGCTGCTTCAGCCGCTTGGCAACGTGGTCGATGCTGACGGCTTCAGGCTCGTTCCCGCCGATCAGGTCTGCGATGTGATCGCGGATCATCAGGCGATGGTCTGTGTGTTCGTCCAGGCGTTCGACCAGCTCGCCCCATGTCGGCCACCACTTGCCAGACCAGCCCGCGAGGACATGGCGAACTACGTCGGCGGGATACTCGCGCAGGTGAGCGGCGTAGGTGGACACCGTCAGTTCCGCCCTGCCCGCGCTGTCCGTGCGCTGGACGGTCTTGACGCTCAGGATGGCAAGCCATTCCTCGAGGGTTTCCACGCTGGCCGGCGCGAGGCTGGCGTTGATGACTTTCAGCGCTGCGGGCAGGTCAGCCGACGCGGCGATATTTACCGTCAATGACGTCGGACGCTGCCGGAACGTCGTGTCCCCGTCCTGCGTCGTCGGGAACACCGTTTCCGTTTTCACGAAGCAATCGACGCCGTAGGACAACATCCGCGACAGTGCTGCGCCCGTGTTCGCTGAAGGCAGGCGAGCCGTGATTTCCGGGTGCATTTCGCGGCTTGGGGCGCCGGTCGAGATAGCTACGGAACCAGTTTCGCCACGTCCCGCGCCAGTCGAGTTTGCGGCCTGCGGCCCCCGGTTTGGCGGTCCAGTAATCGCGGAACTTATCGGCTTCATTTGAAATCTCGTGATCGCTGATGGGTTGTTTTGCTTTGAAGGCGATGCTTCGGGCGTCCTCGCCCCACTCGTCCGGCAACAGCCAGTCGTCGGGGAGCGATGTTCCCCGCGAACTTCGGTTCTGTTTTTCGGGAGCTTCAGGCTTCGAAGGCGCTGAATTTTTCGGAACGCGCTCTATAGAAGCTTTAGCTTCTATAGATACTGACGGTTCCTGACGGTTAGTGACATGACGCCAGCTTCCGGAGCATTCGACACTTTTTGCAGGTGCATTATTTGCAGGTGCAATTTCTGCCGGTGCATTCTTGAGCTGTTCCAGGTTGAGAACGTAAGCGGTTCTGGAACCATTTCCGCGCCCGAGATGCTTCGTTGAACGGGTGATGAAACCGTCAGCCTCGAGGGCCTTCAGGTGATGCGCCAGCGCCCGCACGGACACACCGCATTCATCAGCCAAAAGGTCTTGAGACGGCCAGCATTTCCCGTGTTGGTCGGATCTGTTCGCAAGCGTGATCAGGACAAGCTTGCGGCAGCCAGACAGGCGGGTGTCGCGCGCGTCAATTACCGCTGAGACATGCTGGATGCTCATTTCGCGCCCTTCTTCGTCGGCTTGGGAACGGCGCGGCCGGCAGTTGCGGGGCCTGTTCTCAGCTTTGCGTCAGGGAGGTTGAGGCCGAGAATGTCCCGCGTATGCCGGGCTATTTCCATGCTGAACCCGGTGACACGCGCGAAATCATTCAGCGTCCTGCACTTGGAAGCGATGGCGCGGAATTCGTCGGCGCGTGTCTGGATTTCGGAGGTCATGACTGCACCGCAGCCAACGCCGTGGAACGGTCAAACTTCTCAGGTATTGTGCTGAAGTCGGTCATATGATCGCGGTTCCATCGCGAGTGATTGGCTGACAGTTTTGGCGAGCCCGGCGTTCACAGCGCCGGGTTCGTTCGTTTCAGGTCACGTTCGGAAAAGGGTCAGCGACGCCGGGTGGGTGCCGGGGGGCTTGGATCCGGCGTCGCTGTTCGCGCACAGGCCGCGCGAATTGGAATGGGGGTTGACGGACTTGCGCACAGAACAAAACCGGAACAACATGCCACGGGATTGGGATGGAAAGGGGGTTGGGTTTTGGTCAACGCAATGATGGACGGGCCTGTCGAGTTCAGCATCGACGGGGACAGGGTTGTCGTCCGTGGCACCAGCGATGGCGATAAAGTGACGGTGACGCTGCGTATTGCTGACGCGCTGATTTCTGCGCACCGCTTTGAAAAAGCTTATGAAAACCGGACGAGCGGAGATGTCGTGCAGGTAGACTTCCGAGCGCGTCATGCTGACACCGCTTGACGCTCGCGCGAAACAGAGCGGCGCTGCCCTTCCCTTTTGGCTTTTTCGGCCAATACCTTACGTTTCTGGGCCGCTGTGATCTGTGCTAGAAGGGCTTCCGTCACATGGAACCCGCGACGGTTGGCAGCTTTTACAAGGCCAGACCAATGCTCCGGTGGAACGCGATTGCGCCTGATCCATTGATGTGCGGTCATGTACTCGACCCCCAGCGCGTCAGCGAAATCGGAGGTCTTTCCCCACAAGGCTATGATGTCGGAAACGTTCTTCATGCGCCGACCATACATAACGTATTCGGGCTGTCAATACGACACGTATGGAGGAGAGTGCTACACTCTGTATTATGGCGACAGATGCAGAAATAGGCGCACGGCTGGCGCAGGCGCGCGAAGCGAAGAAGCTCACGCGTGAGCAGCTAGCGGAGCGCGTTGGTTTCTCGCTCGCAACGGTCCAGCATCACGAGAACGGCGTTCGTGGCATCCGCAGGCCAGCCGCCGAAACCTACCGCAAAGTATTGCGCTTCTCTATGGAATGGCTCTACTCAGGCGTTGGCGACCCGACCGAAGGGCCAGGAGCCGATCCGCATACCGCCGAGCTTGTCAGCATTATGCCCAAGCTCGATGAAGCGCGCAGAACCCAGCTAACCGAATACGCACGGTTTCTGGCGAACCAGCGCAAGGCCGACAAAAGCTAACAGCCGATTTCCCGGCGTTAGGCATTTTCTCGGCCAGAAATCATACAACACGTATTGACAGGTAAAATACGTTCTGTATTGTCCTCTCCATAGACGGAGAGACACATGACCTACTCAGCCGACGAATTAGTCCAGATGGCGCTGACCTTCACGCGCCGCACCAGCGAGGCGCTTGCCGCGCTTGAGCTGCCCTCCCGCACTGACGGCGAGATGTTCGAGGGGATGCTGGATCAGGTCGCGGACAACCTGATGGTCTGCGAGCACTCGTGGGACTTGTTCGCTTCAACTGCGCGCGAAGAGTTCTTCGGCTCCGACGCATGCGCAACTGATCGCAAGCGCTGGCGCAATCTGGCCTCCGACGCTCGCGAGCAACTGGACCGCTCATGGGCTGCTGAGTGCGAGGCGGATCGTGCGGACTACTACAACGATCTGGCCCGCGACGAGCGTCTCATGGGTGCAGCATGAGCTTCGATCTCACACAACATCTCGCCCGCTCCGCAGAGGTAACCGCGTTCGACCTCACCGCGCATTTGAAGCCGCGCCAGACAATCAACCTTGTGCGGACGACGTGCGCAGTGAAGCGCCGCCCTCTGAGCGAGG